ACAAAAGAGAAGGTAGTTATAATAATGCATTACGCTATTATAATGGTGGTGGCAACTATAGAAAAATACAAGCGACACAGAGATATGCTGACTGGGTTATGAATAAAGCACAGAAATATAAACAAGAAAGGGAGGAAAATTAAATGTTAGCTTACATAATATTAATTATCACGATAGGTTTTGCGTTCTGTACTGGATATATAAGTCGAGGACTTGATGACGAAGAGTATAGGCGGAAACAAAAAGAACAACAACGCAGAAAAGAAATAGATGAAAGAAGAAAAAACGAAGAATTTAAAGAATATCTAAGACAACCACCAGTCTATGTCAATTCAAAATACAAGAGCATAGACGAGATACCAAAACCAACTTTTTTGAGGGAGGTAAGCGATGATAAAAAAATTAATTGAATTTATATATTTAAAACAAGATGGAAATTTAGCATATTACGACATCCTTACAGGTGTTAAAAATCGTACATATTATGATAGAGTTATTAGACAAAAATACTGTATAAAAGATTGCTATGTAACTTATATTGATGTAGACAATCTAAAAAGTATTAATGACCGATTTGGGCATCATGCAGGGGATACGTTAATACGAGGAGTAGCTAATCAGTTAAAAAGAATAAATTCAGCAGATAAAGAAATCTGCCGAATTGGTGGTGACGAATTTATACTTATATCTAAAGAGTATATAGATATAAAGCTAAAAGGAGCAAGTGTAGGCATATATCACAAATGTAAGTACGAAGACATCAGTAGTAGTGTATCTAAAGCAGACAAGGAGTGCCAACGTAACAAAAATAGAAGTGAATGATGGAGGCAGATTATATTGAAAATTAAGGAGGATGTAAAAATTGAGCATAAAAATAAATAGCTTAGAATTAGAAAATGTTAAAAAAATTAAAGCAGTAAGGCTTAAACCTAGCGAGAATGGTTTGACTATTATTGGTGGTGACAACGGAGAGGGTAAAACATCTGTATTAGATGCAATTGCATGGGCTCTAGGTGGTAATAAATATAGACCAAGTGAAGCGCAGAATAAAGATAGTATCATACCACCAACTCTACGCGTAGTTATGAGCAATGGCTTAGTAGTGGAACGTAAGGGCAAGAACAGCAGTTTAACTGTAACTGATCCAAATGGTAATAAGAGTGGACAACAGCTATTAGATAGTTTTACAAATGAACTAGCTATTAATCTACCAAAGTTTATGCAAGCCAATAATAAAGAAAAGGCTAATGTTTTATTACAAATAATAGGTGTTGGCAAAGAATTGGCAGAACTGGAACTGGCTGAACAAGAAACATATAGCGAACGTCAGGCAATTGGAAGAATAGCAGACCAGAAAAAGAAGTTCGCAAAAGAACAAGAGTATTTTCCAGATGCACCAAAAGAGCTTGTTAGTCCATCAGAGTTAATTAGACAACAACAAGAGATACTAGCAAAGAATGGCGAGAATCAGAGAAAGCGTGAAAATGTAACTATTATTGAACGCAACTTAATATTATTAGATTCACAGATAGAACAGCAGGAGCAGAAAATTAAAGAAGAACAAGCCAAGCTTGAAGAAATCAGAACTAAAAGAAGTAATATGAATGAAGAGCTACAGATAGCAAGAATGGATGCTATCGACTTACAAGATGAGTCCACAGAAGAGCTTGAACGCAATATTGCTAACATTGATGAGATTAACCGCAAGGTAAGAATTAATCTTGATAAGGAAAAGGCTGAAGCTGATGCTAAAGAATATGTGAATCAGTATAATGCTTTAACTTATAAGCTTACAAAAATAAGAGAAGATAAGTCTAATCTACTTACTAATGCTGAATTACCTCTTGAAGGCTTGTCTGTAGAAGATGGTGAACTAACTTATAAAGGTCAAAAATGGGATAATATGAGTGGATCTGAACAGCTTATCGTGTCCACTGCTATTGTTCGCAGGCTAAATCCTAATTGTGGATTTGTCTTACTAGATAAGTTGGAACAGATGGACATGAACACATTGGCAGAATTTGGTTTATGGCTTGAGGCGGAAGGATTACAAGTAATAGCCACAAGAGTAAGTAAGGGTGATGAATGTAGCATCATTATTGAAGATGGTTATGTAAAAGATGATAATATGGTTGTTTCCAATTTGGAAAACACAATTACAAATAAATGGAAGGCAGGTACATTTTAAGTATGAAAATCACTAGAGGAAAAAAGCAAGAAGCTCAAAAAGTAGTAATTTACGGACCAGAAGGGATTGGCAAGTCAACATTTGCTTCACAGTTTCCAGAACCACTGTTTATTGATACGGAAGGAAGTACATCTAATATGGATGTTGCTAGGACAGATGCTCCAAGTAGTTTTACCATGTTGCTTCAACAGATCGAATGGGTTAGAGATAATTCTAGTTGTTGCAAGACACTGGTAATAGATACTGCTGACTGGGCGGAGAAGCTATGCATAGAAGAGTTCTGTGCCAAGAAAGGTATAACTGGAATTGAAGATATCGGCTATGGAAAAGGATACGTATACGTAGCTGAAGACTTTGGAAAAATGCTTAATCTACTTGAAGAAGTGAAGAAGAAAGGTATTAATATCGTTGTTACAGCTCATGCACAAATAAGCAAGTTTGAACAGCCTGACGAGTTGGGTGCTTATGACAGATGGTCACTTAAGCTACAAAAGAAAACAGCTCCATTGCTTAAGGAATGGGCTGATATGGTTTTATTCTGCAACTACAAGACAATAGTTGTTAATGTTGATGGCCAAGGGGTGCAAAAGGGCAAGAACAAGGCACAAGGTGGGAAGCGTACAATGTACACATCACATCATAATTGCTGGGATGCCAAGAACAGACATAACCTTCCGTTTGAAGTAGAGATGAATTATAGCTCAATCGCTAACTGTATACCAGAGCTAGAACTAAATAATAATAAGAAAAAAGCAATACAAGAAACAACTACAACTATTCAAGATAAGGCTCAAGAAGAAATTCCTTTTAGCGAAATAAAGGGGACAAATGAAATTGAACCTGTTATTGAAAAAGAACCTAAACAGGTTATAGATGAAATGCCATCATCATCTGCAGGAGAGCTAGAAGAAGATGATGAGTTGAAAGGAATACCAAATAATTTAGCAGATCTAATGAGATTAAACAAAGTATCAATATCAGACGTAGAAGAAATCGTAACAAAAAGAGGATATTTCCCTGCTGGCACTCCAATACAAAGCTACCCTGTTGATTTCATTAATGGTTGTCTAGTAGGGGCATGGGAACAAGTATATGCAATGATTAGAGATATGAAATTAACAAAAGGCGAATTTATAAATGCAGAAAATGAAGCTATGCCATTTTAATAAAGATGAAACTTATAAACTATTAATTAACGAAAGGAAGTAATGCAAAATGGAAAAAAACTTGAATATTGAAAGAGAATTTGAATGGAATGACACAATTGAACATGATTCGGATGAATTTATAATTCTACCAGCTGGTGATTATGATTTTGAAATAACTAACTTTGAACGTGCTAGACATGGCGGGAGCGAAAAGCTACCACCTTGCAATAAAGCTATTCTCTCTATAAGAATTGAAAACGAAGAAGGACAAGCAACTACAATTAAACACAATTTATTCTTACATAGTAGATGTGAGGGAATGTTATGTGCATTCTTTACAGGTATTGGTCAGCGCAAAAAAGGCGAGAAGTTAACTATGAACTGGAATACAGTAATCGGTTCCAAAGGGCGTTGTAAGGTAAAGGTAAGAAATTGGACAAGTAATAATGGTGATAAAATGCAAAGTAATGAAATTGTTAAATTTTATGAACCAGGCAAACAGGTGCAACATCAAGAAGGGTGGAAGGCAGGTGTATTTTAAAGATGAAATTAAGACCATACCAAGACGAAGCTAAAAAAGCAGTGTTCAAGTGCTGGCAAGATTATCAAAAAATCTTACTAGTATTACCTACTGGATGTGGTAAAACAATAGTTTTTTCAAAAATCGTTGAGGATTGTGTTCGCAAAGGTGAGCGAGTTTTGATACTTGCTCACAGGGGAGAACTGTTAGAACAGGCAAAAGATAAAATTAAAAAGGCAACTGGTCTTGTATCGGCTGTTGAAAAAGCAGAAAAATCATGTCTAGGTAGCTGGTATCGTGTTGTAGTGGGTAGTGTACAAACGCTGATGCGTGAAAAGAGGTTGAATCAATTTACAAACGACTACTTCGACACAATCATAATAGACGAAGCGCATCATTGTATTTCTAACAGTTATCAAAATGTACTTAATCATTTTGATAAAGCAAAAATATTAGGCGTCACTGCGACACCTGACAGAGGTGATATGAAAAATCTAGGTAGTATATTTGAAGCACTAGCTTACGAATACACATTGCCCAAAGCTATTAAGGAAGGTTATCTAGTGCCGATTAAAGCCCAAACAATCCCACTCAAATTAGATCTGACAGGAGTAGGGACTCAAGCTGGAGATTTTAAAACAAGTGACTTAGGTACTGCCCTAGATCCCTATTTGAACCAAATTGCATTAGAAATGTTGAAATATTGCAGAGAACGAAAAACAGTAGTTTTTTTACCGCTTGTCGCAACTAGCAAAAAGTTTAGAGATGTATTAAATGATAATGGGTTTAGGGCCGCAGAAGTGAATGGAAATAGTAT